GTATTTATACTTTTTATAGAAATTCTTCAGATGTCCCTGGAGGCGGAGAACCACCACAAGCTACAACAGTTCCTACAGCAAACGTTTATGGTATTTCAGATATTTTAAATGTTACTTATAGACAAAATTATAATACCACATCTCAATCAGATATTGGTTTAACTAAAGTTGCAAGAGATGCTTATTCTGCAACAGCAAACAAAGCATCACTTGGAACACCTTCACAATTTTGGGTACAAAGATTTATAGACAAAGTTACAATTACTATTTATCCTATGCCTAATTCAACTGCTGCGTCTAATTACTTAAACGTTTATTATGTTAAAAGAATTCAAGATGCAGGAGCATACACTAACGCAAGTGATGCACCTTTTAGATTTGTACCATGTATGATTTCAGGATTATCATATTACTTATCTATGAAGTTTGCACCACAAAGAACACAGGAGATGAAGTTGTTGTACGAGGATGAATTAGCAAGAGCATTATCAGAAGATGGTTCTCCAGCTAGCACATACATTACTCCGAAGACATACTATCCAAATGTATAATGGCTAGATTCGCAAAAGGCAGTAGAGCATTAGCAATATCTGATAGATCAGGCGCAGCATTTCCGTACAGAGAAATGGTGCAAGAGTGGACTGGTGCGTGGGTCCATATTTCTGAATTTGAACCTAAACAACCACAATTACAACCACATCCAATAGGAGCTGATCCACAAGGATTACAACATGCAAGACCTGCAAGAGTTGAGTTTCCAGTACAAGATATTTTACCTAATAATCCATTTACAACAACAGGTGGTTCACCAACTTTAAGTGTATCTTATCCAGCAAATCAAATAAATAATGGAACTACTTATGTTAGATTTCAATCTGTTAAAGAAATTGTGGGTGGTGTTGCTATTTCTACTTTACAATTAGAAACTACATTAAACGGAAACATAAGTGATTCTGCCACAACTATTGTTTTACAAGATGCATCAGAATTTCCAACTTCTGGTTTTATTATGATAGAAAAAATTGATACAACTCCTAACACAGATAACTACGGAAAATATTTTAATGAAGTAATTCAATATACAGGTAAATCTACTAACAATTTAACAGGTTGCACACGTGGAACATCTGCACCATTTAAAGGAATAAATCCATCTAATACTACAGCAACTACGCATAGCAGTGGAGCAAAAGTTTTTGGATGTTATTTAGCAACTGCTATTGGAACAACGGTTCAAACAGGAGCTCAACCAGCAACTGAAACACAATATAATTCTATAACAGTGCCTTTAGTATCTAATGCTACAAGCACAGCAACAGGAGGCGGTTTTCAGTGTACAATTGGACCCGTTAATGATAGAGCTTAATTATGGCATATAGTTATTCAGATTTAACAACAGATATTAGAAATTACACAGAGGTAGATAGTAATGTTTTTACTGCTGCTATTATAAATGGTTTTCTTCGTAATGCTGAACATAGAATTAATTTAGATTGTCCTATGGATTCTGATAGAGTTCAAGCAGAAGCACAATTTGCTACAGATTTTAATTCAATTACAATGCCACAAGCTTTATTATTTGTTAGAGGTATTCAAGTATATGATTCTACAAGTGCTACTACAGGTGAAGGAGTATGGTTAGAAAGACGTGATCAAACTTTTATATCTGAATATGTTGGAGAATTAACAGGTACTGAAGGAGGTTCAGCAGGTCAAGATACAACAGGACTTCCTAAATATTACTCTATGTTTGGTGGTGCTACAACAGGTACAAGTACAGCTACTTCAGGAGCTATATATGTAGCCCCTACACCAGACCAAAATTACAAATATATTATTCATTATAACGCTTTACCAACAGGTCTAGAAACTAATACTGGAGGAACATATGTAAGTAATTACTTTCCTCAAGGCTTATTATATGCTTGTCTAGTAGAGGCATATGGATTTTTAAAAGGTCCAACTGATATGTTGACATTCTATGAACAGAAGTATAAAACTGAACTACAAAAGTTTGCAGCAATGCAACTTGGAAGAAGAAGACGAGACGATTACACGGATGGTACAATCAGAATTCCAATCGAGTCAGCGCCTCAATAATTAGGAGATTTTTATGACAATAACATCGGCTATATGTAATTCATTTAAAGTAGAAATTTTACAAGGCGGACATAATTTTAATGATTCAAGTGGAGCACCAACTGGTAACACTTTTAAATTAGCTTTATATTCAAGTAACTCAGCAACATTAAGTAAATCAACAACTGCTTATGCAGCACCTTCAGATGCTACAGCAGATCCAACAAGTACATACGAAGTCACAACTACTTCATCAGGCTATTCAGCTGGTGGAAATACTTTGTCAGCAAGTGCTGATCCAGTTTTATCTGGTGATACAGCATGTGTAAAATTTTCTGATACAAGTTGGGGATCCTCTGCTTCTTTTACTGCAAGAGGATGTTTAATTTATAATACAACTTCAATTACAGGCTTCACAACAAACAGAGCAGTTTGTGCAATTAACTTTGGTGGTGACAAAACTGTAACAAGTGGAACTTTTACAATCCAGTTCCCAGCCCAAACAGCAGGAAACGCAATCATTCAGATAGCATAAGGAGGAAGTCCTTATGTCAATAGCCCAGACATTTACCGTTACAGCAGCTGGTGGTAAATATTATATTGATGGTGTTCAACAAGCTACCGTAATGATCGGTGCAGGTCTTACTTATAAGTTTGACCAATCAGATAGTTCTAATTTAAATCATCCATTAAGGTTTTCAAGCGACAGCGGAAACTCAACTCCATATAGTACTGGTGTAACAACATCAGGTATACCTGGAAACTCAGGAGCTTACACACAAATTGCAGTTCCTGCAGGCGCACCTTCAACTTTATATTATTATTGTACTAATCATGCCAACATGGGCGGAGAAGCTAATACCGATGGTTGGGGCCGTTCGTATTGGAGTCAAGCTGATTGGGGAGATACAAATGTAGTTGAAACTGGATGGGGACGTAGAACTTGGGGTTATCAATCATGGGGTGATACACCTATTGTTGAACTTACAGGATTATCAGCAACAACTGCTATTGGTGAATTAACAACAGAAATAAAACCAGGTTGGGGAACTTTAACTTGGGGACAAAATGGATGGGGAACTATTGAAAGCGCAGTTGAACCATTAACTGGTTTAAGTGTAACGTCTGCTGTAGGAAGTGTTATAGCAAAAGACGTAGTAGGTTTAACTGGTTTAAGTGCAACAGCTTCTGTAAATGCTTTTGCATCTGTTTCAACAAACGCTACAATTACTCTTCCAGGTTTAGGTTTAGTTTCTTCTGAAGGTTTACTAACAGAAGATGAACATTCAGTAGGTCTATCAGGTTTATCAGCAACAAGTGCAGTAGGAGCTTTAGTACCAGATAGTGCAATAGGTATTTCTGGATTGTCTGCTTCAACAGCAGTTGGTTCAGTAGCTATTACATCTGATCCTACACATTTATTAACTGGTCTTTCAGCTACATCAGGATTAGGTTCTGTTGAAGTTTTACCAGTTACACTTGTTGATCCTTCTGGAGTAACAGCTACTACAAGTATAACATCAGTTGGAACTACTCAATTATCAAATATATTTCCAGAAGGTCAAAGTGCTACAGCCACGGTTAATGGTCCAGGTTTAATTCTTAGATATTATGGAAGACTTGATCCTAAGACAAGTTCAGGATATACTACTAAAACAGCTAAAACGTCTGCTAGCGGATACTCAATTAAGACGCCTAAAAACACAACAGGATATACGGTTAAGACACCATAATTATGTTTGACTTAAAACTAAATAAACAATATAAACTACAAAACTAGGAGATAATTAAAGATGTCATCAACACACACACCTCTTGGCGTAGAGCTAATGGCAACTGGCGAAAATGCCGGTACATGGGGAACAAAAACTAATACGAATTTACAAATCATCGAGCAAATCTCTGGTGGTTATAAAGTACAGACTTTAAATGCAGGTGGTGCAGGAGCAAATACTACAGCTTTAACTCAATCAAATGGTGCTACAGGCTCTACTGTTGCAACTAGAGTTATTATTTTTGGTGCAGTTTCTCCTGAAACAATATCTGGAAATAAGATTGTAACATTTCCAGTTCTTACAGAAAATTTTTATCTTATTAAAAACAGCACATCAGGTGCATACACAGTACAATTAAAAGCAGCTTCAGGTTCGGGTGCAACAGTTACTTGGGCAACAGGTGATAAAGGTTGGAAGCTAGTTTATTTTGATGGCGTAGCAACTAACACAGGAGTTTATGATGTTGGTTTTGGTGCAGCTACTTCACCAGGTGGATCAAACACACAAGTTCAATTCAATAATTCAGGAGCATTTGGTGGTTCTGATAATTTAACATGGGATGGCACTAACTTACAAATTGGTGATCAAGGAGATTTAAGATTAGGAGATGCGGATAATTCTAATTATGTAGCTTTACAAGCCCCATCAACAGTTGGATCAAATGTAACTTTAACTTTACCAGCTGATGACGGAGATGCTGATCAAGCATTAGTTACAAATGGTTCTGGTGTTTTATCTTGGACTACAATTTCTGGTGGTGCAGATTGGCAATCAGTTAAAACTTCTGCTACTTTTACAGCTGTAGCGGGACAAGGATATTTTATTAATACAACAAGTAATGCAATAGAAATGGATTTACCGGCAGGTCAAGCAGGAGATGAAATTGCTTTTATAGATTATGCAGGAACATTTGATACTAACGCATTAACAATTGATCAAAACGGAACAGAAAAAATTGCAGGGTCCACCGATCCTTTAGTAGTATCAACAGAAAGAGCAGCAAATACACTAGTGTATGTAGATGGTACACAAGGTTGGCTCTTAAAGAATAATTAAGGAAATCAATGGCTACTTATAGATCAATAGTAGGTCATAAGATTAACAACGTTTCTTCTGACCCAGCTGAACCTTTAACTGGACAAATGTGGTATAACTCTACTACAGGAACTCTTAGAGGTTTAGGTATTGTTGAATCTTTTACAAGTTCTTCACCTTTATTAACAGGAAGAGCGTCAGCTGCAGGAGCAGGAACTCAAACAGCTGCATTGTATAATGGTGGAAGTCCAGACACTAATTTATGTGAAAATTATAATGGAACAGGTTGGAGTTCTATAGCAAATTTAAATAATGCATTACAATATGCAGGTGGATGTGGAACAGAAACTTCAGCATTAGTATATGGAGATTATCCTGCAGCAACTACGACTGAAGAATTTAATGGATCGGCTTGGTCAGCACAAGAAGGTTTTTCTACAGCCAGAAGATCAGGAGCTAGTTTTGGACTTGAAACAGCAGCTGTCTTAGCTGGTGGTTCAACTGGTCCTGCGGTCACAACAGCAACAGAAGAATACAATGGAGAAACTTGGACAGGTGGTGGTGCATTATCTCAAGCTAGACAATATTTTGCAGGAACAGGAATTGAATCTGCAGGTTTAGCTTTTGGTGGTTCTAGTAATCCAAATACAACTATATATTCAAACACTGAAGAATATGATGGTTCTTCTTGGACAAGTGGAGGCTCTATGCCTGCAGTAAGAAGCATGATGTTTTCATGGGGAACACAAACAGCAGGTGCTTTATCAGGAGGAGCTTTACCTTCAACTACAGCAACATGTTTAAAATATGATGGAACTTCTTGGGCATCAAGTCCAGCATCAATGGGAACAGCAACTAAACAAGGATATACATCTGGAGTAGGGACAACACAATCTGCAGGTTTATGTGCAGGTGGAGATCCAGCAATTTCAAGAACAGAAGAATTTAATATTTCAACAAACACAATTACCGCTGGAGCATGGGCTAGTGGTGGAGCTTTACCTACAGGAGTTTATGATAACGCAGGAGCTGGAACTCAAAACGCAGGTTTAAGTTTTGGTGGAGACACTGCACCCGATGGTAAAACAACATCAACATTTGAATATGATGGTAGTAGCTGGACAGCTGGCGGAGCTTTAAATACTGGAAGAAGAGAATTAGGTGGGTTTGGATTACAGACAGCAGCAGTTGCTGCTTGTGGTGGTAATTATCCTGCATCACAACTTACTGAAGAATATAATGGTTCTTCTTGGACAGCTGGTAATACTACTTCAGTAGCTAGAACTATGATGGGAGCTGCAGGAGTTGAATCAGCTGGTATAGTTTGTGGAGGTAATCCAGGAACTATAACAACTACAGAAGAATATGATGGAACTAATTGGTCATCAGGTGGAGCACTGCCTGTTGGTAAACAAAGTAATGATGCTTTTGGAAATACAACAAATGCTATAAGAAACGTTGGAGGAAATACAGCTCCAGCAAATTACGTATCAACATCTGAATCTTATGATGGAACTAATTGGACTTCAGGACCTACTATGACTTATGGAGCAGATAGATTAACAGCTACTGGATCAAGCACATCAGGACTTGTGTTTTCAGGTAGAATTTCAGGAACTGCTACTACTAGTTCTCAATATTTTGATGGTACCTCTTTTGTAACTTCGCCTAGTTTAGGAACTGCAAGAAATGGCGCAGCGGCTTCTGGAAAAGGAGAAACATCTAATGCTTCTTCTTTTGTTGCAGGAGGCTATCCAGGAAGACTAACAGCAGTAGAAGAATTTACAGGAGAAACAACAGCAGCTAATATAACAAATTTTAGTACAAGTTAATTATGACAACATATAGAAACATACACGGACGAGCTATTCAATCTTTGGCAACTGATCCAACTGAATCAGTGGCGGAAGGTCAAATCTGGTACAACACAACTAGCGATACTTTTAAAAGTATTATTGCATCAGCAGCATGGGTGAGTTCTGGTGGTTTATCAATAGGAAGGAGTGCTGGAGGAGGATCTGGAAATTTACAAAACTCGGCTTTATATTGTGGTGGTTATTCTACTGCAGGAATAGCAAATACAGAAGAGTATGGTGGAAGTGGTTGGAGTGCTGGAGGAAATTTAAATACAGGAAGATATTCACTTAGAGCTGCAGGAACACAAACTGCAAGCAGAGCTTTTGGAGGTTATATGCCTCCTGGATATGTAGCAGTAACAGAAACATACAATGGTACAGCATGGACTAATGGTCCGTCGTTAAATACAGCAAGATCTAATGGTGCACCCGCAGGAACATCAACAGCAACTTTATATGCAGGTGGAGGAAATCCTAGTGGTGTTAATAACTCAGAAGAATTCAACGGCTCTGCATGGGTTGAAGGAAATAATTTAAACTCAGGTAGAAGTGGAGTTCAAGGTTGTGGAAGTCAAACTGCAGCTATAGCAATGGGAGGAGATGATCCTGGATATGTAGCATTAACAGAATTATATGATGGAACTAGTTGGACAGCTACTTCAACTATGAACACTGCTAGAGGTGGATCAGGTGGAGGTGGAATTCAAACTTCTGCTTTAGTTTGGGGAGGTCATACTGGACCTGGCGGACCAGGAGCTCAAGCAAAAACAGAATCTTGGGATGGATCATCTTGGACAGAAACAGGTGATTTATCATCAACTAGAAATGCTTGTAGTGGAACAGGAGCTAGTAATGCTAGTGCAGTTTGTTTTGGTGGTGACCCACAAATTAAATCAACAGAAGAATTTACCGTTTCAGCAAACGTTATTACAGCCGGAGCATGGGCTAGTGGTGGAGCTTTAAATACTGGAAGATATGGTTTAAATGGTTTTGGTGCAACACAAAATGCAGCGGTTGCTTTTGTAGGAAGAAATACACCTATTTATAATAAAACAGAAGAATATAATGGAACATCTTGGACTGAAGTAAATAACTATCCTACAAGCGTAAATGATCCAGGTGGTACTGGAACATTAACTGCAGGTTTAGGATTAGGTGGTTTATATCCAAATGATATAGGAACATTTCCTACTACTGGTCCTGCTACAAATGAATACGATGGAACTAATTGGACAAGTGGTGGTGCTCATCCATACAACGCATGGGCAACAGAAATGGCTGGAACACAAACAGCAGCAATTGCTAGTGGTGGTCACAACTATCCAATGCCTCCAGGAAACAGAAATAATTCTACAGAGTATGATGGTTCGTCTTGGACAGCTGGAAACAGTATGTCTCAAGTTAGAGCAATGTTTGCAGCAGGAGGATCACAAACTGCAAGTTTTGCAGTTGGCGGAAGAGGTTCTCCAGGAGTAGAAGATCCTATAAATGCTACTGAAGAATATGATGGAACTAATTGGTCAACTGGTGGAAATTATTTAACTGTTATAAAACAAAATACAGCAGGAGGGGGACCTCAAACTGCGGGTTACATGGCTGGTGGAACACCATCTCCACCTCCAGATACTACAACTACTGGAACTTATGATGGAACATCTTGGTCAACTGCTCCAAGTTTACCAGCAAAACAAAGTCAATCTGGTTCAACAACAAATAATACAGGTCCTTCAAATGCAATGACTTTTGGTGGAGCACCTGGTGGTTCAACAGTAACTTATGAATTTACTGGAGAAACAACAGCTATTAATGTTAAGACTTTGACACAGAGCTAAACTATGATATACAAACTTTAAAAGGAGGAAGACTATGGAAAACTTTTTATATGGAGTAGCTGAAAACAC